GGATCGGTCACCACACCCAGGTAGACGTCGGTGGGCGCCGTGTAGCCGGTGCCGTCGAGGTGGGCGGCGAGCTTGCCGGCCAGATAGTCGGTCATGCCTCCAGGCATCAGCAGGTCCCCTTCACCAGAACGCCGGGCGGTAGTAGAGAATCATGCTGGCGGCGCCCGTCAGCGTCAGCGAGTTGTCGACGCCACCGGTCAACCGAAGCCACGTCGATGACGCTGCGACGTCCTGCGGGCGACTCACGCCGGCCAGGGTGACGGTCTGCTCACGTAGATCGACGGTGTAGGTGGCGGCACCGGCAAGCGTCGTGGCGAACGTGAGGACACCGCCTGTCGTCGTGGACGTCACGACCGGGGTGCCGCCGTTGCCGGTGATCACGATCCCGGCCCGGTCGCTGTCGGCACCGACGTCGCCGATCGACGCAGAGGGCACGCTGACCGTCCCGGAGACGGAGCCGGCGCCGACGATGGCGCCGTAGGCGAGCGGGTCGGTGGCGTAGAACTCGAGCGGCACCCGCACCGTGCCCGACGTCAAGTTCTTGACGTCGGATGCGCCAAGCTCACGGGGCTGCCCGTAGTAGCGGACGACCGTTTCGGTTGAGCCGGGGACCCGCACGTCGAGCGCCAGCTCCGTGCCGTCACGCACCGGCCTCCATGCTGTGAGCAGTGTTCGGACGGCGGACGCTGCCGCTACCGGCGTGTCTTTCGAGATGACGACAGCGAACGTCAACATGCGGCCCGACAGACGCGCCAACGACGCCGACGTGCCGTCGCCCCTTGTACGGGCCACGTCGTCGACGATGACGGCGGGCATGTCGAACATGCCGCCAAGCCCACCGGACGTCTGCAACGTGTATGACGTGCCGGCACCGAGGAGCAACGACCGGTCTGACAGCTCTATCTGCCAGTCGGCGGTGATCGTCATGCCGACACCGCCGCTGCTGTCAGCTGGGCTGCTAGGCGTCGCTCAGAGGCCCGCAGCTGTGCGTCGATGGGTACACCGGAGAAGTGCTGGTTCACGGTCATGCCGCCTCCCGCTGCAGAGTTCTTGTGGGTGGGGAGGATCGTTTCGCCGCCGTGAGCGAGCACCAGTTGTGGTGCGCCACGAGGACCAGGGACGATGCCGCCCTGATCGAACCCGGGGAACGACGGCATGCCGAGTCCACCGAGTCCGCCTTGGATGCCGTCGACGATCCCGCTGAGGCCACCGACCTTGTCGAGCAGCCAGTCGATCTTGTCGCCGACCCACTGGATGACACCCCAGACCGACCGGATGACGACCATGATGCCGGCACCGACCTGCTTGAGCACCCACCACACGCCGTTCAGGAACGGGAGGAGCGTGGACTGCCATATGGCGTCGACGAACACCTCGTGGAGCCCATCGCCGATCATGCGGGCACCGACCGGGAAGTCGGACACGAGCCGATCCCAGCCGACCTTAAGATTGTCGAGGCCATCCTCGAATGCCTCGACAGACCAGCCGGCGTCCTCCATGTGCTCCGAGAACCGCTGCACGAACGACTCGTCGCCCTTTTCCGTGTTGAAGATCGAGTCGTACAGCTCGTCAGTCTCGACCTTGAAATTGCTGGCCCCCTCCTTCAACTCCGCCCACCCGGCCTTGAAGTCCTCCATCCACTGCTCGCCGTCCTCTTCCCACCACGCCGACAACTCGTCGAGCTTGATGATGATCCAGTCGAGGGCGAAGATCGCCACCGGCAACAGCTGCTCGCCGAGCTCCTGCGACAGATCCTGGAACTTCGCTTGGGCAACCTTGACCTTGTTCGGCAGCGACTCGCCGAGCGTGTTCGCAAAGTCGCCGGCCACCTGATTCGAGTCCTGCATGATGATCGCATGAATCGCCATCGCACGACCCGCCAGATCACCATTCGACGACACGTCCTTAAACCCGAGCGCCAACCCCTCCGTGGCGATCCGAGCCTCAGTCATGAACACGCCGAACTTACGCATCGGTTCGGCCTGCCCAGCCAGAGCCGACGTCATCGCCTCGTTCACTTCTTCGCTCGAAGCGTTGAACGCAGACCCGATGTCCGCGGCACGCTGCGTCAGCTCGACCGCCATCTTGGCGGCCTTGTCGTTAGCGACCCCCATCGGCTGCAACAGGGCACCGATGCCGCCGGCAGCCTCATAGAACGCGACCTTCGACATGCCCATCGACTCGGCGGCGTTCTCACCGAACGCCACGACCGCATCCGCAGACTCACCGAACGACAACGATAGGACGTTCATCGCTTCGCCGGCGTCGCTTGCCGTCTTCACCGCATAGACAGCGAACGCACCCAACGCAGCGGCGGCCATCGGACCGACAACCCGGAACGCGTCACCGACCCTGCGGGCCGACCGTTCCATCTTGTCGCCGAACCCCTGGGCGTCCCGCTCAGCCTTGTCGAACGCCCGCTTCAACCCACGAGTGTCACCGACGATGGCAACCTTCACATCACGCGCCATCAGGCCCCCTTGTCACGACTCTCGGCTCGACGTTCTGCCACTGCCTGCATCTGTACGAACCACCACGCCCGCATGTCCGGGTCATCGTGCCCGGTGAACTCCCATGGCACGATGCCGGTGTCCAACGCCAACGCCGCTAGCGCCCACGAAACACTCAGGACGGCGCCGCGGCGTTCCCCAAAGGGGCGTCGGCCTCGTCATCCTGCTCGACCTCGAAGTTCATGTCGGCCAGACGCTGCGCCCACACGTCCGCATCGTCCTCGACGTCGCCGGCACGCTTCGCACACAGCCACGCCCAATAGAAGAACACGTCCATCCGGGGCCGGTCACCGACCTCGGACGGGAACAGCTCGACCGCCGGCGCATCGAACCTGCGCTCCAACAGCACCGCATCGAACGGCACAGAGGTTGCTTCGATGACTTCACCGTCGAGCATGGTGAGCGTGAACGAGACCTTCGGAAACATCATTGGAACGCCTTTCGGGTAGCGTCGTTGACTGCCTTGTCGACCGCCCGAAGAACGAGCGGCATGTTCTTGTCGATCGCCGGATACAAGAACCGGCCGTACTTGAGCTTCTTGCGGGACTGGAAGTTGTGACGCCCGCCCGTCGGTTTCAGGTCGCCACCGAAGTCGAGCCACCCGTAATACGGGACCGTCTTCTTGCCGCCACCGACCCAGACCTTGTTGCCGGACGTGCCCGACCGGATCGATGCACGGGCACGACCCGTCGACCGCTTCGTGTTCTTCGTGTGGCGGTTCACGTTCCGGCGTGCCTCATGCACGATCGGCATCGCCGCACGCTTCAACTCCACCCGCAGTTCCTTGAGGAGCTGCGGGTTCGTTTTGCGAAGCGCACGGCGAAGCTCAGCCACACCGGAAACGTGAACCGTCGCCACGACTCAACCGACCTTCGAGATGTCCCCTGCGGGCTGCCAGGTCCCCGAGATCGGGACGGTGCCACCGGCGATGTCGACCTCAATCGAGAAGTCGAAGAACGCCGTGCCGAACCAGTACGGGCCGGCGGTGCTCGGGGTCGTCGGGTAGAAGTAGCAGCGACGAGCGATGCCGTCCGAAGCGGCCGTGAACGTCTGCGCCGTGGCGCTGTCGTACCAGCCATCGAACGAACCGCCACCGTCGGGAAGCCCGGCGGTGTACACCTTGTTCGAGTCACCGAACGCGGTGGCGTCATCCATCGACGTAGCGAAGTTGGCGGACCACTTCTTGGCGAAGGGGAGAGGTTCGGGGGCAGCCGCTGAAGTGGCGATCCCGACGTAGATGGCGCCGTTGCGCCCGTTCACGCGTGCCATGTGATAACTCCTGGGGGTTGGCGTGGCGTTCGGGCGCTCACTGGTTTGGGGTTAGATGCAGGCAAGCTCGAGGAGCCTGCCTGCGTTGGCGGTGAAGGTGCGGTCAGCGACCGCCTCCGTCGCAGCCTGTGCCACACGGGCACGGTCTGCGGGTCTGTCCAGCCACCACCGGCACTGGTCAGCGAAGTCGTCTGGCCCCTCGAATGTCGGGACCATCGGCAACACCTCGGCGTTTTCGCCTCGGTGCTGTGTCAGAAAGAACGTGCCCGAAGCGGCCAGCTCGACCTCTCGGGGACCCATCGCCCACCCGGCGCTGAGCGTGTCGTCCTGGGCGCTGGTGCGGTACAGGTTGCCCGCCACCTTCGTCGACCGGTAGAAGCGGACCGTGTCATCGTTCGGACAGCAGGACCGCTTGTCGTGGGCGAGGAGTCGGGTGAGCGGGGATGTGTCGTCGAGCTGCGACCAGTTGCCGGCGAACCTGGCGTCGATGCCTGCCCAGTCGACCGCCTCGAAGAACTCGATGCGTTCCGGGTAGCCGGTGCCGACAAACGCAAAGTCCGACTCGTAGCCTGCGACGGACGGCCCCGGGTGGTGAACGGCCGGATCGTAGGCGTGCGGCGTGTAGATCGTCGGACAGTGCTGCTCGAACATCGCCAGGTTTGTCGGGTCGTTCACGGCTGCCACATCGCACCGGGCCGCGACCTGCGCCTGGTTCCAATCCTCATACGGGGATTCGGTGAACAGGCCGGCGACCTTGATGCCACGAGACCGGATCGTGTCGAACGTCTTCGGTGGCACGAAGAACGCCGAGACGACGATGACCACGTCGGGCCACACGTCGAAGCACATGGTGCGAAGCTGGTCAGCGGTGTGCTCTGCGACAAGCCGGCCAAGTTCGGCGTCGTCGTCCGGGGCCAACCCCAACGCGGTCAACGACCGCTCATAGAACGTCATGTAGTCGCCGGTCTTGAAGTCGACGACCTGCACCCCAAGATCCCGAAGACCCTTCGACCATCCTCGAGCAACGTCAGCGACCGAGAACTCGGGGCCGGGCCACACCACGATCGCTCTAGTCATTGACCTCAACCGACAGTGCCACGGTGACATAGGAGCCGTCACCGAACTCGACCTCGCCGGGCGCGTCCCACCCGACGACCTTGGCGTCACCGACGACACCGCCGAGGGTCGGGTCGACGTCGATGGCAGCCTTGACCGAGTTGGAACCGGTCAGGGCCACATACTCTCGGATGCGGGCCTGAGCGTTGCGTGCGTCCGACCGGGACACGATCACGTGCACGGTCCACGCCACCGACATCATGCCGTCGAAGTCCTGATCGTATTCGCCATCGCCGAGCGACACGACCAGCGCCGGTGGCCGCACCTTGTCGGGCACATGGTCGATGACCGTCCCGATGTCGTCGAGCGCCACCTTGAGCGCAGCGTTCACCGTCTCGAGATTCACGCCAGCACCGGCCGGTGAGCGACCCGCACATAGTCGGCGAGCAGCATCGACACGTCCGGGTCCTCGTAGCGGGAGATCCGGATCGTGCCGAAGTCGTTCGAGCCGAGCGTGCCGTAGGGGGCCTCACTACGCTTCACGAGCCGTGCCGTCTTGATGATGGCGGCACTGTTGACGCCACCAGGAATCGCCGCCCACCCCCACTGTGCAGTCACCTGCACCCGAGGGCGGAGACTGTCGACATGGAACCACCGGTTGCCGGTGGCTGCGAGCGCCGAGTACGACACGACCAGACCGGCCGAGTCGTACCCGCCGGGGGGTTCGGCCACGTAGTCGGTCGTGACCGTCCACGTCGTATCGAACGTGCCGTTGTCGCTCTCGTCGGATTGGACGACCAGCCCGGACGTCGTGTGGAACGGAGGCACCCACACCCGGCACCGGTTCCACGCATGGAACTGGCGGGCCGACGCCGTGCTGTCGTTGGAGAACACCTGGCCGCAATGCTGATTGATCGCCGTCGAGGTCGCAGCTATCGCCGCCGTGATCCGGGTGTCGTCGACCGTGTCCTCGACGTCGAGGAAGGCACGCACCTCAGCGAGAGTGCAGTAAGCGGTGTTCGTCGTAGCCATGTGTCAAACCATCCACTTCGCTCGGAGGCGCATCACGTTCTTCTTCACTGCCGTCCACCGCTCCGGCCCCGACTGGGACTCGAGGTGCGTGACGACCGACTCTGCGGCATACCAGCACGACCCGGCCCGGAGGCACAGGTCGACGTCTTCGTACCCGTTCCAGAACCCCTCATCGAAACCACCCAGTTCCAAGAACCGGGAGCGACGGACAGCGAGACAGGCACCGGTGACGGCGTCAACCTCACGGGACGGCATCGACTGCTGCACACCGACCGCTTCTTTGCCTGGCGGCATCCGGAACGACACGTCGATGCCGGCGTGCTGGATCGTGCCGTCCGGGTACGTGAGGCACGCCCCGGCGATGTCGTGAGAGTCGAGGCCGGCGACGAGCGGTTCGAGCCACCCGGCATGGACCTCGGTGTCGTTGTTGAGGAAGACGAGCACGTCACCGGAGGCGACTTCGGCGCCCTGATTGCACGCCGCAGCGAATCCGCGGTTCGTTTCGTTGCGGACCGTCACAACGTGGCCTGCTGTGGCGTCCGTCGAACCGTTATCGACTAGCACCACCTGAACCTGCGGCGAATGGCTTAGGAGGGCTTCTAGGCACCTCTCCGTTAGATCCCAACGGTTGAACAGGGGAATCACGACGCTCACCACGGTGCGGGGTCCTCCACAAGCCCAGGTTCCTCACAAAGCCTGCGCCACTGTGCGAACAGCTCGTCGTCGGACAGGATCGCCGCTTCCCGCCAGTGCGTGCCGTGCATCGGGTCTATCCCGGCGGCGTCCATCGCCGCCGCACCGTCCCGCACCTTGCGGGCCATCTGCTCGAACGACCGGTACTGCAAGTGGCGACCGAACAGGCCACCGACCCGCACGTCACCGGCACCCCGCACATCATGGTTACCTTCGGCGACCTCGACGTCGGCGGCGGCACGGAACGCCACCTTGGCGAGCTTCTGCGGGAACTGGCGACGACGTGTGATCCGCAGCCACGGGTTCGGTTCGGTCGGGTCGTCGTCGTCGGTGACGAGATGGTCGAACATGCGGGCACCAGCAACATCACCAGGGCACGCAGCGAACCACTCGGCGAGTGTCCCGCCGTGACAGTAGAACAGCTCGTCGGCGTCGCACGGCATCACCCAATCGGCACCCATGCGCCACGCCACCGCAGCAGCCCTCGACGTCTTCGCACCCTGATGCCACTCGTACTCGTCGTCGTCGAGGACAGTGACCTCATCGAACGCTTCGACGATGCTGCGGGTGTCGTCCGTTGACAGGTTGTCCACCACAACCACATGGTCGACACCCTCACGAAACAGATGCTCGACGGTGCCACCGATGATGTCTTGCTCGTTCTTGGCGATCACCACGGCGACAATCATGCTGCCGCCTTCAAGTCACGGGCCGGGACGCCAGCCCACGTCGAGAACGCCGGCACGATCGAACCGGGCGGGAGGACTGCACCGGCACCGACGACGGCACCGTTGCCGATCTCGCACAGGTTAGAGATGACGGCACCGGCACCGATCGTGACCGCTTGACCGATCTCGACGTCACCGCAGATCACGGCACCCGGCGACACCGAGCTGTACGCACCAACGTGCGTCCGCACCAGCGACGCTGCCTGCCCGATGTGGACATGCCTGCCGAGATAGCAGCCGACACCCACCACCGCACGAACACCGACCACAACCCCTGCGCCGCCCGAGCAGCGCACACCGGGGTCAACGTGCGCCGACGGATGCATAACGGTCGGGGTGCGCCCAGCAAACGTGTCACGGGCCTGGCGGATCTTCGGATCGTGGACACCGAACACCCACGGGCCAGACACGGTCTCCCACGGCTGCCCGGTCCCATCATCGAGGAAGCCGGCGACGTGGTAGCCGCAAGCGCCGACGACACACGCCACATCGCGGCCATGACCGCCGGCACCGAGGACCGTCACGGCATCCATGCCGGCGACCTCTCTGCACCGATGTGCCAGCACAGCGGCGCATCGTCCGGGCCTGTCAGCACCCCGAACCGTTCACCGGCAAGACGTGCCGTCACGTCCGCTTCGAGACCACCGGGTGTGGCTGCGATCCGGCCCGGATACATCGACGGGTTGAAGCTGAACAGCCGCTCCGACACGTACAGGCGGTGGCCGTGCTCGTACACCTCCACGAACTCATGCGGGTACAGGCCGAGGTAGCCGCCGTGCGCGTACTCTGCCGGCGACCACGGCTGCCGATACAACGTCACCTCGGCAAGCCCATGCTCGGCACAGATGTCAGCCAACGCCGGCAGATGTACCGGCGTCGGGAACGTCCAGTCGTCCTCCAAGTGAAAGATCCAGTCGGCGCCGTGAGCGAGCCGCCACGCCGTCGACACCGCCGCAGCCAACCCCAAACGCTCACTGTGCGACACGACCTCGAACCGGCCGCTGTAGCTGTCGAGCAGCCACTGCGTGTATCCCGGGTCGCCCGAGTCGTCGATGATGTAGCGGGCGTCGATGTGGTTCGAGCACGCCTCGTCGAACGAAGCGAGCGTGCGGGCCAGATAGTTGCCTCGCCCGCAGGTCGTCACGATCAGCGCCGTGCTCATGCCGCCCACTTCGACGCAAACCACGCCTGGTCTTTCGTGAGCTGCGCCTGCATCTTCGGGTCAGCCCACTCGCCAGTGTTGCCGCCACCGTCCAGATGTTCGACCTGCGCTTCGTGGGCGATGCCGTACCATCCGCCGTTCTGCTCGATCGTGAACAGCATGTCGGCGTCGCCGTACCACCACATGGCCTCTTCGGGGAAGCGGTAGCCGCCGAGGGTGAACAGCTCGCCCTTGACCATGAACGCAAAGCCGGCCAGACCGCCCGACCCGTCGTACTGCTCGCCGCACACCCCATGCACCCGCTCGGTGCCCTCACCGGGCCGCTCGTCGTAGTTGGGGCACACCGCCACCAGATCGGGCGCTGAATGGAGAGCATCGGCCAGCACGCCACACGCACCGCCCGACAAGCGCACGTCATCGTTGAGGAACAGCAGGTCGACAGCGCCAGGCTTGGCGTGCGCCTGAGCGGCACCCATGTTCCACATCGTGTGGATGCCTGCACCCCGAGCACCGAGGAGCGTGACGGGCGCCTGCTCGAGCCAGCGGCGCATCGAGGAGTTGCAGCCGTTGTCCACGACCACGACCTCATCGCAGCCAGGGTCGTCGTCAAGCTGCCCGACAAGGTCACGGGTCCAGCGCTCGTTGCCTTTCGTGGGGATGACAGCGACGACACGGCGGGCGGGCGGCTCGACGTGCGGCTGAGCGTAGAAGTCGGCCGACGTGAGGACCCGCTTCTTGACGTGGCCGGCCTCGATGGTCGTGTCGACGTGAAGCGGGATGTCGGCCGCTTGGCACCGCAACGAGAACACGTAATCTTCAGACATCTCCGACGGGGTGCCCTTGTCGTCGTACTGGTCATGCTTGAACCACGGGAACGCATCGCCGCTGTGTCGTTCTGCGAGCGTCTCGATGACGCTGCGGTGAATGATGACGCAACCGGTGCCGATCGTCGCCACAAGCCAATGCTGGGCCTGTGGGATGGCGTTAGGGGCCACGAACTGCCCGTCATGGAACACGGTGCAGGCCGGGCTGATCCCCGACGGCCGCTCGGCCATCACGAGCGCCGACACGACCGGCCGTTCGACCGGATCAGCCGAAGCGACCATGCGTGCCGGCAGATCCGACGTGAAGTCCTGATCGGTGTCGACTAACAGCAGCCACTCGCTGTCCGTATCCAGAAACGCCTTCACCACAAGGTTGCGCTTCCCGGCAAGCGACGGGCCGGACGTCACCACGATCACCGGCGTCTGCCTGTTGAGCGGGCCCTTGTGGGTGAGATCCCACCGGCCTGCCGTGAACATGCTGGTGAAGAACTCCCAGCACTCCGGGGTCGGCATCGCAGCCACACCGATCGTGACGGTGCCCGGCGTGGGCTTCCGCTTCGCTCGGCGCAGTTGACCGGGGGCTGCGGTTGCTTGCTCTACGGGCGCGGGCTTGTCGGCCATTCGGGTGGCCTCCCTCATGTGGTGTTCGGGCTGTGGAGAAGTTCTCGGCCGGCCCCCAGCCCGAACGAGGAGCCGGCCGAGATTCGGAGCGGTACGGGCCGCGAACCTGTGCTCGCTGACTAGCGAGCTTCCACCCCGCACCCGCCCTCGTGGCCGGTGCGGGACAGAAGCCCCCCGATCAGAGCTTGAGGGTCTTGAAAGCGTTCGACGTGATGACGTCGGCGCCAACACGCTTCGTGGCGAACCAGCCGCTGTTGCCGTTCGGCAGGTTGGC